TAGATTCCGGCCCTTGACATCCGCTTGCGGCGAGCCTGTGTCCCAGTACCAGTTCGTCCCTTCCCGCACGGTCAACACGACATCGCTGAACATTGACGGGAGCTTCGGAGCCAAGGCCTTGCCCAAAGCCGATGCCATGATCTTCACGCCGCCGAGTACAGCGTCGGTTTCCCGCTCAACATGAGCCAGGAGGACAAAGCTGCATGGACAGTTATCGCAAAGCGCACGGAGCAGGCGCTCAACCATGTCTTGGGCAATACCCCAGTCGCTTTGGCTGCGAACGGGCTTGCCGCCGATGACGCAGCCCATAGCGGAATTGCACATGCCGGTTAGGGCGTCGATCACCAGTACACGGTTCGGTGTCCAAGTGTCCACACCGCCGAACTTCTGCCCTGTGCGGTCGTCGGGGAAGTCGTTCAGGGCCGTGAGCATCTTTACCCAACGGTCATAGGTTGTACGCTTGGGGTCGGACATCTTGGCCAGGGATTCCAAGTTCATAGTATTGATCTTGGTTGCCGAGTCGATCATGTCAGCGAATGAGGTCTTCGGCGCGGGAAGGATATGCCAATGGACGTTCGGCGGGACTTCCTTCCCTTGGTCCTTCCAATAGCCCTTAAGGCTTTCGAGGCCATTTTCCAGCGCGAGGTAGAATACCTCCATCCCGGCTTCTGCCAGCGTGGCAACGACACGAGTTTTGCCTGTACCTGCCGGACCCATGAGCATGACATTAAAGCCGTCGAGTGCATCATCATACTCGGCTTGAGGAGTTGCTGCTACTGTCATTTCTGCTCCTTGACATCATATCGACGACCTTCGAAGCCGATAGTCTGGCCTGTTACGGTGTCGATGATTAAGGTATCGTCGTCTTCGAAGTAGCGCTCAGCTACAGCAAGATCGTTCGTACCTTTGACTGAACCTACTTCAATGAGTAGGTATCTCCAAAAAGGCATTTAAATCTCCTAGACTGTTAAAGAGTCTGTTGCTGCCGGCCTAGGCCTTGTCTGCCCGAGCTTGCGCCGCTGCGTCGCTGTACTTCTCACCATACCGCTTGGCCAGCTTCGCCACGTTCTCGATGAGAATCTTCTCGTCCGTGACGCACAACGCCCGCTGCAAGTCCTGGATGTAGAAGTTCAGGTCACCCAGCTCTTCGACCACGTTCTTCAGGTCAAGTTCTTTGTTGTAGATCACATGCTTTTTCACGGCATCCACCAACTCGCCGGCTTCTCCTGCAATCCCAAGCACCATGTGCAGCAAGTGACACTTGAGAGGCGTGAGCGAAGAGAGGATATCTTCGCCGGGCTTGGCCAGACGCTGAACGAAATCACCATAAGTGACAAAACCTTGCGGATTACTGCTATCCGGCAGCGCGGGAAAGGTAGCTTTCATGTAAGTACTCCTAACTTTTCAAAATGTTCAAGGTGCCTGTTAAACTCCCACCGAATCACCGGCTCCGGAAATGATTCAGTGAACTTCTGATCCCAGGAAAGCCAGATGGACCCTGGAACTTGGAACATCGATAGGTAAGACGGGGCGTGCTTGCGGCAGTAGCCTCGGATAGACTGCCATTCAGTGCATTCTCCGTCGGGTTTGTAGACTGGCGAGCGCGCAAAATCCTTCCCGCAGGTCAGACAGAAAAATAGATAGCTCTGAGGAGGGATTAAGACGTTGTGTATCCATTCAGCCTCGACTGGGACCTCTCCACAAAATCCGCCTTCTATGATGAATAGGCGCTGGAAAGGCATCACTTCCTCCGCTGGATGCCAAGGCGGTCTTGCTCCTTTCGAACTTCTTTCCTCATTCGTTGGAAGAAGTAATACATCTCTACCTGAGTTTGGTGGGACACCGGAAGGTTCAGCTTGTCGACGACGAAACAGATAAGCCCTTCCGCTGCCGCGATATACATCAAGCAGCGATTGAGGCGAGCTGCGTTTTGGAACTTTGTTGGGCGTGCCATATAATCCTCATTGTGATTTGGCTTACATTGATAAATCGACCGAGTTACTATCTCATAACTCGGTCGTCATACTAGGAAGGCAGGTACAAACTCCCTTCCCATTGCTTCTCCCACTCAGCCACTGTCATCTCCTTCTTGGCCAAGGGGTCCCAGACCCGTTGCTCGAAGCTCATCGGCAGCCAGGTCATCGGATCAGGCGACTTGCATACACTCTGCAACGAACACCCACCGTACTCCGCGCAGGCATGGTCGAGGTTGTAGTCCCACCAGCCTTCTTCCCAGCACTTGATCATCCGTTGAACGTCACGGACAACCTGTTCCAGCCAACGGTCAATTTCCCACTGGCCACGATGGGTCATGGTTTCGAGGGTGTCGTACTTGGTCTTGAGGATGCTAATCCCCCTGACCACCGCCCCGTTCACAGGAATATTATTCTGCTGTGCCGCCCAGCAATACCCGGTGAACTGGCTTCGGTGTTCCCACTGCCTAGGCCAGCTTGCGCCGAGTTGACTTGTCGTCTTCTCGTCGTAGATGTACCTGCCACCGTAGGCTTCCGCGATCATGTCCGCCCGGCCAGTATAGAGGATAGGGTCGCCAGATACCGGGTGAGCGATTGGTAGAGGCTCAGCAAAGCTGAACTCAATACCTCTCTTTCCGCCAGGAAGAGCAATCGGTTCTGTGCCATCTGCGCCCAGAGGATAACGTTCAAAGTAAAACTCCAAAGCTCCTGCTGTTCGTTCGAGAGACTTGGCGGAGTCGGCAGGACACTCGAAGTCGCCATACGTGGCAAGAAGAGCGCCGAGTCCCATTGCTTCTGCAGCTTCTCGATCTCGAAGAGGGCCTTCGGCGGAGGCCCAGGTGACATGGCGATCTTCGAAGCCAGTCGTCTCATTTCGGAGATAGACAATATTTGGCGTTTCATAAATACCTTCGAAAAATGCCCGGCGAGCGATTTCAATACCCTTGGCGAATGCCCCACCGGCAACGAGATGGACGGATTCAGTCTGCGGCTTCCAGTGCTCGACGTAGGTTCGAAAGGCCTTTTGCGGACAGGAGCGGAAAGCAGCCAAGATGGTGGAGTCGATGGCCGGGGGGAAGAGCGGGCGGTTAGAAGGGGATGTCATCTTCTTCCTCCTTTTTCGCCGTCGGCAAGACTAAAGGCGCTACAGCGTTGTGAGTAGCTTCGGAAACCTGCCTGCCCATTGCCACAGCACTTGCCTGCGCCTCTAGCGCAACTATATCCAGAATACTGGCCATTTTCTCTCTGGAAAGCCTGACCTCCATCTTCCCTTCTTCCCCTTGAAATTGGACGATGCCGTATAGCCCATCCACTTTTACGCCATATGGGGCAGTTTCCACAATTGTTAGTGAATGAAACTTCATTGTGCCACCTTCACCGGCTGGCTTTCATTCCCGCAAGCCGCCACTTGCGTCCGGTCCGCATCAAACGCGCAAAAAACTTGCTTCGGCGTCGCGCCCTTGAGGATGAGCTTGACCTTATTATCCCCTTCCGCCACGTTGTACATAAGCACAAACATGCCCAGGAACACTACAGCAGCCATAAGCATGGCGAACAGGGCCAGCTTGAGTTTCTGCTCCGCATCCATGTCAAAGATCGGGTCGCGTTCCGGCTTTTGACCTTTAGTCCATGTTTCCATTTTCAATCCCCTTTAAAGTTTAAAGACCTTCCAACTCGCTCAGCAAATCATCCGAGCTAATCGCCTTCTTCGCCGCAGCATCGCTCTTACGGGCTTTGCTTTTGGCGCTCGTTGTTGCTGCAGCCACACGATCTTCTCGCATGATCCGCAGCGCCTCTTTTTGCTCTTCCAGCGTGATGGTGCCTGCACGGGATTTTTCCCGCAAAATGGCCAGTTGAGCAATTGATTCCGGTGACATTTCAGCCTCCTATTGTGATTGAGAATTAGATTCTAGCCCAGGCTTCTCCAGCCTGTCTACTACAAATCGAAAATCCTTCGAAACTCGGCCTCGAAGCTTTGTCGGGCTGCACGGCTCATAGGGGAGTGTATCTGGCTCTGTGGTGAGTGCGGCTTATGCGCCCAGCTCATAGTGGAAAGGAATTGAACGCAGAGATCAGCGATTTCCTGCTCAGCCTTCTTCCTCTCGACATGGGCCTTTAACCCCGCAATCCGCGCATCGACCATAGCCTCAAATGCATCGGCCTTCCCGCCTATGAGACGATTTTTCGCCCTCTCCGTACGGGCTATCTGCTTCTCCAGCCCCGTACGCTCGGCTTCGAATTGCTTGGCCTTCGCCCCAAACGCCCGTTTCAGCTCGTACACGATGTCTGTATGTTCGAAGTCCTGATCTTTCACACACTCCATCAAGCTCGCCATCACCATCATTTCTGCCGCTTGCTCTTTCGTCGGGCCTTGCTGCTCGTTCTCCTGCCCGGTCTCGTCGTAACGCTTTCTACGGTCACTATCTGAGAGGCAGTCGTAAGCCGTTTGAATGCGCTTGAACTCGACTTCGCCTCCACCGCGATCAGGATGGTGTCGCATGGCGAGCTTGCGGTAGGCTGACTTGATTTCTTCCGGCGTGGCATCGCGGGATACTCCTAAGATTTCGTAGAGGTTCATAGTAATTTCTCCTTAACACACGCAGGAAGTTCTAGTTGATGCCGCTCAGCGACGTCTTTAAGGCACTTTGGCCACTCTGTAACATGTTCAGTGTCATGAACAGCTTGCAGCGCTGAGAACATATGCCAGTATTCATCTAGTTCTGGCGGCAGCTTAATATTGTCCTCTTTACACACACTCATCATTGCGCCTAACCCCCAGCCTTCCATTCTGGGGTCGTACAATTCGTCAGGTATCCGGCACCCTACGGCGCAAGCACCCTCGGTACTTCTATAGGCACAGCCGAGGATATTGCCGTCCTTGTCGCGACGTACTGCTCGTCGGCCTTGTTTCATTAAGTGCTCGCAGACAGCGTTGAATTCTTCTTGCATCGTGTTCATTGCTTTTCCTTTCTTCAAGCCAACGCACAGGCCAACAATACAAACGCCAGTGCTAGCATAAAAAACGCCTCAACCCAATCCCCGGCTTTAACCATCTCCGCCGCAGCCACTCCCATTGCTGCGGCGGCAAAGCCAAGACCAAACATCACTGCATGTGTTAATGCATTATGCAAGATAAAGCTCCTTTTTCGGCCTGCTCACCGCGACGTACAGCACCCGCATCGCCTCATACTTCGTCCGGTTCAGCAGGATGTCCTTATAGTCCACAAAAGCCTGTATATACGTCGAACCTTGAGCGCGGTGACCTGTGATCGCGTAGGCATGGCGAGCTTGATGGAACGCTTCGATGAAGGCCCAAAAACTCTTCCACTTACGCGGCTCATAGCGAGCTTCTTGAGCAAGCCGCTCCTTTTCCCTCTGCCAAGACTGTAAAGAGTCCGGATGTATGAGGCGGATGACCTGGGTTGAGTTGTCGTCGAAGGTAACGCTGAGTGCCCAGGTTTTGTATTCGGGATACTCCGGATGCCACTGCTCCCCAACCCTAGTAACAACGCCTTCGTCATCAGTGTGCGCGATGGTGTGACCTTCGAGGTCCTTTGCTGGTTGCAGCATGATAATACGGTCCTCAGGGAGCCAGAATCTTTCAGTAGCTTCATCCCCGTAAAGGGCAAACCGGATTGAGCGGTTAAGAGTCTCCACCGTGCTATTTCGCCACGCGATTGCCTTAGCGTGTTCCGGCTTCGAGAATCCTCCCACAACTGCCACCTCGTATACACGCGCCATAAAGTCCTTCTGGGCCATCTTCCAAACACCTTCGCCGCCTGCGTTGTTACTTTGAATCGACAGCGGAGGCGCAGGATGATCGACGACTTTACGGATGCTAGTCGCAAGTTGTAAGATCTGATTGTCATGACGCATGACCTTTGCTAGTGAGATTCGATTCTCAACCTTCCAGATTGGGCTTTCTCTTTCCCCCACTGGCGGAATCTGTGCCGGATCACCCATGAAGATGAATTTAATTCCCTGATCGGCTGCTGTAGTCCGAATATACTGCCAGAGTCGGCTATTAACCATTCCGCCTTCGTCCACCACAACTGCCAGATATTTCGAAAGATCGATTGGTTCCTCTGGCTCGGAAAGCTCCTTAAGCTCACCATTTGCTTCGAGCTTAAGGCCAAGGAGGCTGAAGATCGTGCGGCATTCAGGACGATACGCATCTGAAGTGACACTGCGCCGCAGCTCCTTAGTTGCTTTGTTCGTAGGTGCGGTGAAGACCATGCGGCCCTTGGTTCGATTGACCAGTTCCTTGATGCAATACGTTTTACCGCTGCCAGCCGGACCGTCGAGAACGATGAAGTCTTCGTCATCTTTTAAAAACCTTTCCATGGCGTCAACCGCCGAGAGCTGCTCCTCATTGAGCGGATAGGGGATTGGGCAGAGCTGGCGAACCATCGGGGCACTACCCGCCGCCAGCGGCGTGCTCAGGTTGATTATTTCACCCATTTGATCCTCATCTTCAGGCCGAAGGTTTCATCGTGGTTATACTGGATGCTTGATGCATCGGCCAAATCTTTCATATTGATCTCATAGGCGTTGCTGCGTGATTGCAGGAAGTAAACATCAATCCCGCTCTTCGCGCATTCTTCCAGCTCCCGCTTCACGCCTTTGCTATCCGTCCACCCAGGCATTGGAATCAGCCACGCATGGCCGGCTTGACGCAAGATGGGGATGTCCTGCCGCATCCAGAAATCGTGATCGCTAACCAGTGCCCTTTCGAGATTCGGCGCAACCCTTGCGCCTTGCGTAATCGGGCTGAACACGCTCAAGCCTTCTTCTTGAAGAATTGCCGCGAACCAATCCGCTGCTTCCATCCGTTCTTGGCGAATGGCTTCGTCGGGATGATTGTATGGCACCATTAGGTAGCCGAAGCTGTCAGGGATATGTATGGCCATGCTTATTTTCCTTTCGAATTATCGGGTTTAACATACGGCTGAGTCTCCGGCGTGTACAGCGCCACACGCATGAGTTCGGATACGGGGATGCCGCTGTAAAGATGAAGGCGGAGGAACCACACTTCCGGGATGTTTTGCATCCGATTCTTCTTCACCACATCCCTACCCTGCTCAAAGCGCAGTCGCACCCTCGACAGCGTAGCATCAGGGATTTGGCAGTCTTCCAGCACCCGGCCGATATTCGTTCTGGCACCAGCCGTTGTCAGCTTGCCTTTGTCGAGTCTAAAATGCTTGATCCCCAGCGTCTCGGCCACAAACTTGAGCAGCAAGTCAATATCCGAATTCGCTTCCATCCACACACCTTTCGGCATGCCTTCTGTCCGATAGCGGACTTTACACCCTTCCAGGCGTTCGACTTCCGTCACCTTCATACTTTCACCCCCCTTTCCTCTCTCAGCCATTTCTTCAGCAGTTCCGTCACCAAGTCCGCATAGGCCGAAATCGGCACTCGGCCCTGCAACTCGCTAAACAGCTCCAGATCGACCTTCGTAACCACGCTTTCCGGTATGCCGATCTTTTTATGCACCGTGCGATCAACCTTCTTCAACCGTCCCATCAGCCTATCTCCTGTCTTCTATCTGCCACGATCCTGTGACAATCACAGCAATAAAACCGCCCTTTGGTGTAGCCGTTCCGGCTGCTAAACAGCTCAATCCGGCGATGCCCACGAAGTCGGCATTTAACATCCTGCCAGAGCCAGTAAAGTTTGTTCTTCAAGCGACCCACGCCATATCCTCTCGTTTCAAGTCAAATCCCTTTCCCGCCGCGCAGCATTCACACACCGGGACTTCGATCGTCTGCTTCGCGATGAGATTCGGCAAGCCCGGTACAGTCTCTTCCGCAATAACCGTCCGGTTTGCTGCAATCTCCCGATGTTCTTGCATGTGCATCAGGTGGCTGAAAACTAACACTTCATGCCCACAGTCGCACACAATCCTGTCCCACACCAGTACATTTGCCAGCGTGTTCCAAACCCGGCGGGCTTCCCATTCCCGAATCTTCCTTTCGGTTTCTTCTTTCTCGGCCTTGCTCATTCGGCCCTTTTTCAAATCCTCGCGCAGCTTCCGTGTTGCCTGTTCTTCTTCCCGCAAGGCAACGCTTTCCTGCAGTAACGCGTCGAGGTCATCGGTTGTGGCTGCTCTCGTGCTAACGGTCAGCAGCTCGTTAAGCTCTTCCAAACCGTCCCATTCACCATCGTCTGGCGATTCGTTCTCAGTACTCATTTGTTGAAGTCCTCCGTGACTGAAATGAGTGATTTTTGTGTGTTCGAGGTAACTAATTTCTCGAACGAATTATTATTACATAACTCGGTCGGAAAATCCCCAAGTGTTGTAGGAATTATCCTACAGTTCGATGATGCAGTGCAACATTGGGTTACGGCAACCTGATTTGCGCTAACGCAAAATGCGATTGGGCACTGTCAGCCCATAGGGATAGGCTATTGCCGTGGCGGAAGAGCGGGTGAAAAAATCCCCGCAAGCACGGAGGCACCTGCGGGGATGAAAGCCCTGAAGGAGGAGACTTCCTCAGGGATGATAGACTGTATTAGCCGGCTTCGGGCGAATCGCCGGTCGGGGCGGCTTCAGTTTGTACGGCAGCGTCACTGGCCGGAGTATTCAGCTTCGCTTGCAGCTCTTCCATCTTCGCTGCCTGCCCGATCTGATACGACATCCATTGGCAATGCAGCTCGAAGTACTCCGGCGTCGGCGGATTGGGGTCGCCGTCCTGAACCAGCCGCACGCCGGTATGCGGGATGGGGAAGCCGTTGTGCGCGAAGCTGCAGATATTAATCGTGCCGTCGGCGTTGACATTGGTGACAATAGCTGCGCGGGGGTTGTTTTCTTGCAGCTGAGCTGCTTCCGCGAAGAACAGGATATTGCGGCCAACAGTCGGTTTGATTGCGGTCATTGGATTTTCCTTGAAGTTGAAGGTGTTATACCACGAGTGGGCCGAAGCCCCTGCTGATCAGTTCGTCGCCGCTTTCAGCGCAGCGCAGTTCTGACCGTTACTATCGGGGATATCTTCCGCTCCGCCATAAGTCCAGCCGATGGTCACCTTGCTTGCATTAACGCAGGCCGTGTTGCTGGCCGCGTTAGCATCGACCCAGCGAGTTTGCCCAGCCGCCGTCACCGGGAGCTGTACAAATGAGGCAAATAGCGCGAGAGTCTTGATCTTGGCAAAGATCGTGCCGCCGTTGTCCTGGATGTACAATGCGCTGCCGTTCTTCAGCCCGACCGTGATCGTGCCGCTGGAGATGGTGAAGCTGCGCGCATCGGTGATATTGATGATCTGGCCAGTTGCGGGATTGATGAAGGAATTCGTGGTGGCTGCCGATGCGATGGAAGCGGCGGAAACACAGGCAAAGAGCGAAATCGCCGCAATGAACGGCTTGAAAAATTTCCATTTGGTCATGATGACTCCTTAAAGGTTGACGGTATCGGCGAATGCGCGACCCGCTTAAAGCTAAAAAACCAGCCACTCGTGTAAAGTGGCTGGTTTCGTCGGCAGAAATCTTGGTAAGATTACGCCGTGGCTGTGGCTGCCTCGGAGTCGGCGCCGGAGTCGGTACCTTCCAGCTCGCCCAGCAACGCATCGGTATCCACCTTCGCGCCCTTGCTGGCTTTCTCGGCTTCGAGCTTGTCGATAATCGCCTTGACTTTCGGATTCGCGCGCAGTGCGGTCTTCTCGGCATGGGACTTGGTCCCCAGGAAGGCCTTGATCTGCTCGATAGTCTTACCAGTGTATTCGACCAGCGCACGGGCCAGCACGCTCATACCGGCCATGCCATTGCCTTCCCGCTTCGCGCCCCATTCGCCGGCGGACAGACGAGTAATCAGTTCATCCACCGCCATCACGCAGTCGTCGACATCGGTCAGGCCGGCGATTTCATCGCCGAGTTTCTGTTCCGCGCCGTGGGCGGCGAATTTGTCTTTCAACGTTGCCGGAATGGCGAAAGTCCGTGTCTGGCCGTTGAGGAAGTCCAGTCTCACACTCACGGTGCCGTCGCTGCTGACAAAGCTCTCCTTCAACATCCGGCGCTTGCCGCCGAAGTCTACCAGTCGACCATCGGTCATGTTGACGGTAACGGTTTCCCCTTTTTTGGCATTCGTTGCTGCTGCTTGTTCGGTCATGCTATTCTCCAGTTTAGTTTGACAGGCATTTGACGGTTGTCGGTGCGGTGCTTGTCGGTATGCCGCAATTGATTCGACGGAAACCATACTAGCCGAAGCCCCCCAGCCTGTCAACCCCCTGCTCAATGTTCTGGCTATCGGGATTCGAGAATTTTTTGCAAAGCCCTTTCATCCACTTTTCTATAAATTCTCACGCTCACGCATCGTCCACCTGTTTCGTTCCTGCGCGGTACAAGCCGAATTGTGAAATCTGTTTCCAGCTTGTGCAGGTCATGTAATGGGTGCTTTCGCAGATTCCATCTCCAATACCGAAAATCCTCTGCTCTCCGTCTCCATTCTTCGTCCGTGCGGATATCGTCCCAGATAACCGATTCCCCATTCTGCCGATTGACATAACTTTGCAGCGCCTCTCTCACGGCCATGCCGTATTTAATGGGGAAGCTATCAGGAGACTTCAAAGTCCAATTCGACATTGCTAACCTTTCAAGCTTAGGTGTTTCGATCATAATACGGATTCTTCCGCGTCAATGGCGCGTGACCGTCGTCTTGTGTTGCCTGCCGTTGCTTAAGCCGTTCTAGCGAATCTTGCGCGGCTTTTTCCTCCTCTGTTTGCGGCGATGGCTGCAGGTCGGAAATATCAATCCCTTCCGCTGCTAACGCAGCCATTAACCCTGGATTAATCTTTCTCCGCCCAACGCAAACAATCCGCTTGTCCTCGCCTTTATACCACACCGAACAGTTCTGCGTAGCGTCGAAAAGCTCAGGATCAAAGTGCGGATTGTGCCTAGCCGCCTTAACGGCATTGTACATATCCAGCCTAATCTTCATCGCATCATTTGCCGTGTTGCAGGGAATTTCAATACACTGCCCTTCCGGTTTTTGCGCTGCCTTCTTCCAAAGAGCTTGATAAATTGCGGTTCGTTTGCTGAGTTCCATTTGTGTGACCTTTTTCAAAAATTGGAGTCGGAAATAAGTGCCCAACCCCCAAACACACCATTCCACCAGTCTGCAACACCACCGTTATGGGTGATGTAACAATGATCAGTGTGCGCCTACGCTCCCCAGTTGTCAATGGTCTATTGTGTTGCCTTGGCGTTCCAAAACGCCCCCGGCGCATCCTATGTGTTATGGGAGTAGGTACACCCCCCCCCTATCCACCCATCTAGGTGTACCTACTCTCTATTAAAAAAAAATAACAGAGAGGGGCGTACCATTGACATCGAGGAGGGGAGAGGAGGGAAGGGTCGGGGGTGTGCCTACACCGGCAACACACATGATGCGCCAAACGCGCCTTGGAACGTTCCCACAGACACACCAATAAATGGAGCGGGTTAACAAATCGTAACTCGGGCGAGATATACCCAAGCTATTGTGCAATCGGCGTTAGCTTGAGTGGTGGCTATAAACACATGCATCGGGGGTTGCAATTGAGCCACGGGCCGGGTAGGGGCGTTAGCGGGGATTTTGCGGGCGGGGAGAGGGTGCCGCGAGGGTCGAGGACGAAGAAAAACCCGGTCGAGTTATCATCAACCGGGTTTTGGAAGCTGAGAGCGGATTGTTATCCTTCGATAGGTTGTAAAAGCGCTTCCAGCCTATTCGCCCAATGTTCGATAATAAGGGCTTCGGCCATGTACATTGTCCGGGTTGTGGGCATGAAGCCGGGGTCAGTGGCTACACGGCGTTTGTCTTGCGCTTCCGCTCGCATATCCATGATAAGGGCGGCGATTTCGGAATGCGAGAGTTCTCTTGGATGTGCGAGCGGTGGCACGGTTTATTCCCCTTCCTGACCCAAACCGTCGAGTTCAGCGAGAAGGTCCTCGCCACGTTTCGAATCACCATCGGCGACACGGAGTTTCTCGATCTCCGCCGCGACCTTGGGATTAACACGCATATCGGCTTTTTGCTTGTCCGAGAGTTTGCCCAGCCAATCCCGAATTTGATCCGGCGTTTTTCCGGGATAGAGCGCGCACAGTGCCCGGAAGAGCAATCCACCGGAATTCCCGCCGCCTTCGCGTTTTTTATTCCATTCCCCGGCGAGAAGGCGTTGTAACACTTCGTTAACGGCTGTGAACTTCGTCTCAATCGTCGCGGCCCGGCCCGTTTCGGGGTCACGGCTGATCGCCGCCGCGTCAACGAGTTTTTGTTTCAGGCCGTGTGCAAGGGCTTGCGCTACAATCCCTGCCGAGAGGTCACGAGTCGAGAGTTCCAGGCTCTTGCCATGTTTGAACCCTATTGTGAGTAGTGAATGAATCATGCCGGTTGCGTCATCGGGCTTGTCATCCAACGCGACGTTGACCGCTATCGCGCTCTTTTGCTCGGAATCCTTTTCAGCCTCGGTGCTAACGGGTTGTTGATTGGTGTTGTGTGCGTTCGTAGCCATGTTCAGTATCCTCAATGTGATGTGCCGCATGCGGCGTTGAGCGTTATTGCTCGGTATCGTCAGGCCCATTTGCCTAACCGATGCGTGTAGTATAGCCGTGTTGCGGCCTGCGACAAGGGAAAAAGTTGTAACAAATTGTAACTGAAACATTTCTAGGCTGGATGGTGCGCTGCAGCAACAGCCGGGGGTGATCCCCGGAAGGGGGAGGGGTCGGCCAGCCCACCTTTAGGCCGCATTCCACTCTCACGCGCCACTGCCCATTTTCCCTTTCTCTCGTATTTTCGCTTACTGACGGGGGGGTGGCTTGAAGGTAGCTGAGCAGCGTGCCAGGGACTCCCAAAAGAAAATAGATCGGGTTACGCTTTTATAACTCGGTCGAGATTGCTACTAAGTTTCCGCCGGTGATGGGCTTGACACTCAGAGCTGTCAGGGCTAGAATTATCGCGGAAATTCAGAAAGGGGACTGACATGAGCGCACCATTACAAGGAACAGCTTCGGGGGCAAACTCCATTCAAAGGGTGAAATACACCCACGATGCGATGATTGATCTGATCTTGATGAAGCCAAGTATTAGCCAGAATGAAATCGGTCAGCATTTCGGGTATACAGCGGCTTGGGTGAGCCGAATCTTCGCTTCGGACGCCTTTCAAGCCCGGCTGGCGGAACGCAAAGGGGACTTGGTTGACCCGACGATTCAGGCATCGGTGGAAGAGAGGATGACGGGGCTGGTGATCCAGTCGATGGACATCCTGGCGGAAAAACTGGCTGCGACTCGAAACCCGGACCTTGCAACGAAGGTGTTTGAGCTGTCGACGAAAGCGGCAGGATACGGCGCGCGGCAGCAAAATCTCAATGTGCAGAATAACTTTGTGGTGGCGCTGCCGGGGAAAGAAGAGAATCCGGATAGCTGGGCTGAAAAGCATAAAGGAAATGCGGCTGGGAAAGCGGTGCTGGATGTTGAGGCGAAAGAGGTTAAGCCTTGAGCCTTCCTGCACTCAAGCAGACAGTTATCTGGCAGCCTCAACCGGGGCCACAGACTGCACTGCTGGAATGTCCTGTCTTCGAGGTCTTCTACGGCGGGGCGCGCGGCGGCGGGAAGACAGAAAGCTCTATTGGCGACTGGCTCCAGCACAGCTCGATGTACGGCGAACATGCCATCGGTATTTTCTTCCGGCGGAAACTCGTCCAGCTGGCTGAGGTCATAGCCCGGACAAAACAGCTCTTCCCCAAGCTCGGTGCGAAGTACAACGAGCAGAAAAAAGAATGGTTGATGCCGAACGGGGCACGGCTTAAATTCGCCTATCTCGAAAGGGACTCCGATGCTGAAGAATACCAAGGTCACAGCTATACGCGCATTTATATCGAAGAGCTTACAAACTTTCCATCACCTTCGCCAATCAACAAACTACGAGCTACTCTGCGTTCGGGTGCAGGAGTTCCTTGCGGTATGCGTCTTACTGGGAATCCTGGCGGCCCTGGTCATTCTTGGGTTAAGCAGCGGTACATAGACCCCGATCCCAGAGGGTATAATGTTATCTGGGAAGAATGCGAGCTGGAGATCGAAGGGCAGAAGGTCACTGTCAGGCTGAACAGGGTATTCATACCTTCAAAGATCGGCGATAACATGCTGATCATGAAGAACGATCCGACATACATCCTACGGCTGAGGCAGTCGGGTTCGGAAGCACTGGTCAGGGCGTGGCTGGAAGGTGACTGGTCGATTATTGACGGTGCATACTTTGATGAGTTCGACCCTACAGTTCATGTCTTGTCGATGGATTGGCTGGATGTCATTCCGAAAATGTCGAAGAGGTTTGTGGCTTTTGACTGGGGGTCTGCTCGCCCGTTCAGCGCGGGCTGGTATGTCGTCGCTGATGGTACCTGGGGCCTCAATGGCCAGATACTTCCTCGCGGGGCAATGCTCAAGTATCGTGAATGGTACGGGGCAAAAGGGCCGAATGTTGGCTTGAAGCTTGACGCACCGCTTGTAGCACAGGGGATTCTCGAAAGAGAAGGCGCGAAGTATGACGATCACGGGCGGCTTGTGCACAGAGGTCTTGAGCACATCAAATATCGGGTTGCTGACCCAGCAGTATTTATTCGCAACGGTGGTCCCAGCATCGGGGAAATCATGGCTGTTAAAGGGTGTCAGTGGCGACCAGCAGATAATAAACGTATCCCCGGCTGGGAAATGGTCCACCATCGACTCAAAGGGGAAAATGGTGTCCCTATGCTCTACTTTCTTGAGTGCTGCGACGATACGATAAGAACCTTGCCGATTTTGCAGCATGACGAAAAGAATGCTGAGGACATCGACACCGAGAGCGAAGATCACGCAGCCGACGAACTCCGCTACGCCTGCACCTCAAGGCCCTGGGTACCAAAGATCGGCCCGGCTCCAGCCACTCGCTTGCCACAAAACCCAGCTGACTATACCGTAAACCAATTGCTAGAGCAGCATATCCAGCGTAAACGCGAACGCCAAGAGGAATCTGGAGTCTACAATGACTGACCAAAATAATCAAACCGCCCAACACACGGAAGAGGTGTCAAAGTGGCTCCAAGCTATCGAGGACGCGAAAGGCCGTGAAAAGGACTGGCGGAAAGAAGGGAAGAGGGTACTGAAAATCTACGAAGCCGACAAGGGCTCGCAGAATCAGTTCAACATCCTCTACAGCAACACGGAAACCCTTTCCCCTGCTCTTTATTCCAATACCCCCCGGCCAGTGGTTGATCGCCGCTTCAAGGACGAAGACCCCGTAGGCAAAGCCGCTTCCAGCACAACCGAACGGATGTTGGGCTTCCTTATCGACACAAACGAGGAAGACTATAGTAAGTTCGACGAGCTGATGGAATCGGCTGTCATGGAAGCACTTCTCCCAGGTCGGGGGGTTACCAGATTCAAGTATGACGCCGGGTTTGAAACGGTTCCGGCGCAGGAAGAAGGTCAAGAGCCGACGCAGAAAATCGCTTACGAAACGGTTTGCGGCGAACCTGTTCACTGGGACAATATCATCCTCGGCTACGCACGGAAGTGGAAGCAGGTACCATGGCTGGCATTCGAGCACTTCATGGACCGGCAAGAGCTGGAGGAAACCTTCGGGGACGCTGGCAACGAGGTTGTGCTGACTGTCGCCCCTGGCCAGGAAGACCAAGACAACGACAAGGACGACAATAGCTGGAAAAAGGAAGGGGAGAATGGCAAGCCACGCTTTGCGCGGGTGTTTGAAATTTGGGACAAGCAGACAAAGATGGTTCTGTTTATCTCGGAAGGTGCAAGCGGGGTGTTGAAACGGACGAAAGACCCGCTTGGTATCTCGACGTTCTTCCCGATGCCTTGTCCGCTGACCTTTACCCTCAAGGTTAGTGACATGGTCCCAGTGCCGCTTTACAAGTTCTATGAAGCCCAGGCTATTGAACTGAACGCTGTCACCACACGGATTAACAAGCTTATCCACGCTCTGAAAATCCGCGGATTCTACGACGCGACGATAGAAGGTATGGAGCAGCTGATGCAGAAGGGGGATAACACCCTGCTGCCGGCAGAGAACGTGTCTGCGATGCTGCAAGGACAGACACTGGAAAAAGCGATTTGGTTCTTCCCGATTGAGAAACTGGTACCGGTGCTGCAGCAACTCTATCTGAACCGCGAACAGATCAAAACTGTGATCTATGAGGTTACTGGCATTTCCGACATCCTTCGCGGGTCGAGCGCAGCCAGCGAAACCGCTACCGCGCAGAACATCAAAAACCAGTGGGGGACTCTCCGCCTTCGCAAGATGCAGAAACGTGTACAGCAGTACGCACGGGACTGCCTGCGTATCATGGCGGAAATCGGTATCAACAAGCTTCAATCCCAAACCATCATCCAGATGACGGGGCTGAAGTACCCGACTGACCAGCAACAAGCGATGGCAAAGCAAGCTCTGGCGAATATCCAGCAGCAAGCACAATCCCTTGGCCAGCAACCGCCGCCGGATCAGCTGCAAACTATGCAGACTGTGGTCTCCATGCCGACCTGGGAGACGATCTTCTCCACGCTGAAGAATAAACTGACGCGGGAATACAAGATTGACATCGAGACGAATTCGACTGTCGAGGCTGACGCTACCGAGGATAAGCAGCAAGTTAATGAATTCCTCAATGCCCTGGCGCAGTTCCTCAACGGCATCGGTCCGGCGGTTGAGCAAGGTTTTATCACCTTCGACGTCGCGAAGACAATGCTCTTGGCCATTACACGCCGATTCCGCTTTGGCGATGTGGTCGAAGACGCTCTTGACAAAATGCAGCCTCCGCCGCCGAAAGGTCCGGACCCCTCACAGCAACTTGACCTGCAGATGAAGCAGATGGATATGCAGGCAAAACAGCAAGACCATGCGGCTAAAGCCCAGGCGACTCAGCAAAAGATGGAAGCTGACCAGCAAAAGCACCGAATGGAGCTGCAAAAGATGGTCATGGAAGAGCGGAAGATGCAGCAAGAAGCCGAGCTTTCGGAGCGTGAGCATGCGATGAAGCTGGAAGAGCAGGCTATGAATCTTAAAGCGTCGAGAGAAAAGGCGGCTCTGGATATCCAGACTGCTCGTCACAAGGCGCATCAAGCACGGAAACAGCAAAAGGAAAAGGGGAAAACTTAACATGCCGCTTTACGACTATAAATGCCTGCATGGGCATACAACAACCAAACTTTTCAAGATCGCAGAGTATCAAAGTGAAGTGCCTTGTGAGAAATGCGGTTGCGTCGCCTCGCGCGTTTTCACCCCTGTGCCAGTCTTCGGGGATTACGCGCCTTACGAATGCCCTATGACTGGGAAGATAATCTCCGGCCGCAAAGAGCATGAGGAAAATCTCAAGCGAACGGGCTGCCGCATCCTCGAACCTGGCGAACGAGAGCAATTCATCAAGAATAAAGCCAAGGAGGAAGACGAATTCGATGCAAAGATTGAAGCTACTGCTGCGGAATTCGTGGAAAATCTTCCGCCGCGCAAGCGGGAGCAGCTGGAATGCGAAATGTCTCACGGCATTGATGCAGAAATAGTACGTACAACAGTAACCACCGATTAAAGGGGATTGAAAATGGCAGGTGAAAATGACTTCGATATGGCAGGTGCTCTCGATCAGATCAGCGACAGCTTGGGCTTCGAGATTGACACTGATGATACAGATACGGGTGGGGGTGGCGATACTCCTGTTAACGATGATGGTTCTTCACCTTCGCCCACACCTGCGCCCGCGCCGAGTCCTGCACCGGCTGAAGGTGGAGTTCCTACTTCTACGCCTGCACCTTCAGCTACGCCGTCGCCGGGCGCGACTCCTGCCCCAACCCCAAGTGCGACTGAAGCCCCGAAAACGTGGCGACCGGAGGTAAGGGAAAAATGGGCTATTGTCCCGCCGGAAGTGCAGGCTGAAATCCTGAAGCGGGAAGAGGATATGTTCCGTGGGCTGGACGTATACAAGGCCGATGCCGAAAGTGGTCGGAGGTTCGGTCAAGTTTTTGCCCCGCACATGAACCTGCTCAAGCAAGTCGGCGCGGACCCTGTGGCCTTGACCACAGAGTTCATGAATGCGCATATTTTGCTGGCTACAGGCACTCCGCAGGCAAAGCAGCAATTCATGCGCGACCTGATGCAGCATTATGGCGTTAGCCTCGACCCCACGCAAAGCTCCGGTGACGCCCCGTATGTCGATCCCTCAGTATCCGCCTTGCGGGAAGAACTGAACGGGGTAAAATCCCAACTGTCGGCGAGGGAACGCCAGGAACACAACGCGCGGCAAGCAGACCTTCAACGTCAGCAAGCCGAGTGGACGAAAAACCTGGAAACCTTCGCCAATGACAAGGCGAATGAATACTTTTTTGAAGTGGCAAACGATATTGCCGAAATAGTTCGCCGTGGCGAAACAGATATCAAAAAGGCCTACGATATGGCCTGTGCGATGAATCCGACTGTTCGGGCCAAGATAATCGAGCGCGAAACGGCGCAGAGACTTGAAGCCCAACGAAAAGCTGATGCCGAGGCGGCGGCAAAGGCGAAGGAAGCAGCAGCCGCGAATACACGTGTGAAACCGAAGCAAGTCAATGGCGGTACGGCCAAGAAGGGCAGCTGGGAAGACACGATGGAAGCAACCCTGAAGGAGATTCAATCCAGAGGGGAATGACAGTCATCTTTCTTTTAGGAGCTTGAAATGGCATCACCGAACAGCATTTTCACGGAACTGGTCACGACCACCTTCCGCAAACACCGCAAGGACATCAAGGACGCCGTGTCCAAGAACAACGCCATGCTGAAGTACATCGTGGCGAATGGCAATGTGAAACACGAAGACGGTGGCCTGTCGATCGTTGAGCCCCTGGACTATGCCCAGAATGGCACATATCAACGCTATTCCGGCTATGATACGCTGAACATCGGCGCGTCCGACGTGATCTCGGCAGCGGAATACCAATGGCGTCAGATCGCTATCAACGTCGTCGCCAACGGCCAGGAACTGCGTACCAACAACGGCGGCAGCCGGATTATTAATCTGGCCAAGTCCAGGACCAAGAACGCGATTCGCACCTTCAAAAACAACTTCTCTGTGGACCTGTACTCCGACGGTACGCTGGCGAACCAGATCAACGGTTTGCAAGCTCTGGTCTCCGATGCCGGTACTGGCACCGTCGGCGGTATCGACTCGTCCACCTGGGCGTTCTGGAAAAACCAAGTCCAGTCCGCAGCTTCCCCGATCCAGGGCGGCGGCGCTGTAACCGTCTCGGCGACTACCATCGAACTCCAGATGATGCTGCCCCTGTGGCTGGCCCTGGTCCGTGGCGACGATCGTCCGGACCTGTGGGTGATGGACAACAACTACTTCGCTTTCTACGAAGCGTCGCAGCAATCCATCAAGCGCTACACCAAGTCCGATACCGCCAACGGCGGCTTCATGGAACTGGAATACAAGGGCAAGCCGGTGATTTTCGACGGCGGCAGCGGTATCCCCTCCAATCACGGTTACGCGCTGAACCTGGACTACCTGTATCTGGTGGCCCATAGCGAAGCCGACATGACCGTGATGGACGAGATGAAGCCGGTGAACCAAGACGCCGTCGTCATCCCGATCCTCTGGATGGGCAACCTGGTCTGCAGCAACCGCATGCTGCAAGGTGTGATGAAGGCGTAAGCCGGAATCGCAATATCCCGGTCGGGTTATACTTTAATAACTCGGCCCGGATTCCCAAGATACTGCAACGAATAGGAGTTTGAAATGGCTTATGGTATTACCTCTCAGCTCGTAGGTGCACAGGCTTTCGCCACCACCTCGACTGTTCAGCAACATCCGATCGGCACTCGTGTGAAGGGTTACGACCCGACCTATGGCGAAGCCGAGTTTATCTACCTCAAAGGCCTGGCTTCGACCGCCATCGGCGAACTGATCGTCTACGACGAATATGCCAATACCACCAAGCGGGCTGTAGCCGGCGACCGTGGTCCCTGCGCAGTCGCCATGTCGGCCAACGTCGCCGGTCAGTATGGTTGGTATCAGGTCGCCGGTGCGGCGGTTGTCAAGTCGGGTACGGTGGCTGCCGCCGGCAGTGTCTACCTGACCGCCACTCCCGGCACCGTGGACGATGCAGTGGTTGCTGGCGACAAAGTCGATGGCGCGCGCTTCAAGACGGCAGACGGTACGCCTTCGGCCGGCTTTGCCATCGTCATGCTCGACCGCCCGGCTCTGAACGGCAACGGCTAATCCACTGAAATCCCCTCGGTGGTTTCCCCTCCAGGTGAAAGCTTGGAGGGGTTTTTTGGGGAATAGGTTACAAGATTTAAGGGGATTGCAATGACAGTTACAATGATGGAAGACCGCCTGCCGTTTGTGAAGTTCGAGACCAGAGCGATTGAGGATCGTCAAGCAACGATCGAAAACGGCTACTACACCGTCAAAGACGTGGACTACGCCATCGTCACCCCAGCTGGTTCGAAAGACCGAATCGAGAAGGTTGTGAGCGAGTGGTTTATTCAGCTCAGGGAAAACATCGAAGCCGGGCGCTGCCCGAAGAAGTGGCTGGCCGAGCTGCAGGACGCCTACAAGATGTTCAAATCCGGGGAAGAAATTCCTGAAAAGGGTATCCCGGTGAAGACCTGGTCTGCGGTGTCGCCGGCGGTTCAGCAGACCATGATTCAGATGGGTGTGCGGACTGTGGAACAAGCAGCGGAGATGAATGAAGAGGCGATGGCTCGCCTTGGCCCTGGCGCGAGAGCTGTCAAGGAACTGGCCATCAACTACCTCAAAGCCGCTACCCAGATCGGTATACCGGCGCAGGAAATGACTGCGCTCAAAATGGCTCTGGAAGCTGAAAAGGCCCGTAACAAGTCCGTTGAAGAGCAGATGGCCGCTCTCAAGGCTCAGCTGGAAATACTGCAAAAGAACCTGCCACAAGCCATTACGCAGACTTCTGCGGAAGAGGATTCCGATCAGGAATTCGCTGAAGAACTGCGCAAACTGTAAGGAACCGTCATGTCGTTATCAATCCTGGAAGTAGCTAAAGAATTCTCGCGGAGGCAAGGCCTGCCTGTTCCGAATGTGGGCTTTAGCTCCCAGGACGATGGCATCTTGCAAATCCTCGGTCTGGCGAACAAGGTGGTAGAAGACCTCCTGACTCGCCGGACCTGGACCGATTTTCAGAAAGAAACCACCTGGACCTTGACCGGTCTGGAGGATCAAGGAAGTCTTGACACGCTGGCCCCTTATGGGTATAAGTGGATGATTAAGGACACCTTCTGGGATCGCACTCGCCGTTTGCCTATCACCGGCCCTGTCAATGCCAGCGAATGGCAGATGATCAAGGGCGTGCCTATGACCAGCCCTTGGCTACGGTATCGAATCCGCGGCAGGGATTTGCTGCTCACGGGCAGCATCACCGCCGGGCATACAGTTGCCTTCGAATACGCTTCTGACTGGGGCGTGAAGGATTCTGGCGGGGCTTACAAGAAATTCTTCACGGCTGACAGCGATGTTTTCCAGCTCAATGAGAGCTTGTTGCTGGCCGGGCTGGAATGGATGTGGCTGAATAAAAAAGGCTTTGCCTACTCCGAACAGTTTCGGAGTTATGAAATCCTTGTTGCAGAATACGGCGGTCATGACGGCACCAAGCCAACTCTTCACATGGACGGCGCGCCGTCTAGCGTTCAACCTGCTGTAGTTATCCCTGTGGGGGATTGGCAACTGCCGTGAGAACTCCAACGCAAGATAGTGGCCAGAACAAGGCCCGCCCTCGACCCCTTCCCGCGCCGATAGGCGGCTGGGATACCAGTGAATCCATCGCGGATATGAAGCCGACGATGGCAATTTACCTCGATAACTGGTGGCCTAGGACCAGTGATGTCATGCTGCGGAAAGGTTATTCGAGCTTCGCAAGCGTGGCTGCTGGTCATTATACGCGTGGGTTGATGGGGTATAAGTCACCTGCAGCGGTCGTGAAGCTGTTCGCTGCTGCGGACAACGGGATTTACGACATTTCCGCCGGCGGCGCTGCAGGTGCCTCCGTCTCGACCATTACCAATGGCGACTGCCAACATCTCAACATCAGCACCGCTGGCGGGAATTACCTGCTAGTCTGCAACGGCACCGACACGCTGCGGTATTACGACGGGACAAACTGGAATCTTCTCGACACGGCTACTAGTCCAATTAATATCATAGGTTTCACTGCCGGAAATTCTTCCGTTGTCGCCCACATGTCGCTGCATGGGAAACGGGTTTTCTTCTGCACGAACAACGAACTCGCTTTCTACTACCTCCCTGTCGATAGCATCGGCGGCGCTGTGTCGAAGTTCAGCCTCGGCGCACTGTGTAAAAAGGGCGGGTATCTTGTCGCTACCAGCTCCTGGTCGACTGACGGAGGCAACGGCCCGAATAATTACTTCATAGCTTTGACGAGCGAAGGTGAAGTTGTGATCTATCGCGGAACTGATCCAACTGACGCAACTAATTGGTCGCTTGTCGGTGTGTATGAACTGTCTCCGCCGATGTCTCGTCGCTGTTTCGCTCGTGTCGGCGGCGATTTGGCCGTGCTTACCAAAGCAGCTGTGTGGCCGCTGTCCAAAGCTATCAAGGCCGGGGTAGGTGATACCAGTGTCGCCTTTTCTGACAACATCCAGCGCGCTTACAATGACTTCGCCACAAACAGCACATACAATTCCATGTACGGCTGGCAGGTCACGAATTTCACTGAAGCCCAGATGTTGCTGGTGAACATTCCGATTCTCAGCTATCCAACGCTTGGTATATTCTACAGCTATCAGTTCGCTATGAACACCATGACTGGTGCTTGGTGCAGATTCACAAACATGAACGCGGAATGCTGGTTGTCCTTCAACGGCAAGCTCTACTTCGCCTACAAGGATCAAATCTACCAAGCCTGGAACACGAACGCTGATAACGGCGCGGAAATCCTTGCCAAGGCCAAAACTGCTTTCAGCCCTCTCGGCTCGGGGCAGGTTAAGCAGGTAACTCAAGCCCGTCCAATTTTCACCTGTGACAGTAGCGTGAAATCCTGGCTGAGTTTCGATGTCGATTATGAAAACACTATCGATGGTGGCAGTATGTCCACGTTCCTGCAATCACTTGCCTTGTGGGATTCGGCGAAATGGGATCAGGCTGTATGGTCTGCCTCCAATAGCACTGTTAAAGCCTGGCGCACTGCTGCCTGCAAGCCGGGGACAGTAGCAGCCACCCGCTTGCAAGTCTCCGCGAAGAATGTCAATCTTACGTGGAACGCAACGCAGTTACTCGTTGTAGACGGAGGCTTGATGTGAAACTGGACTGGACTCAGAACCCTGAACATCTCCAGTGGTTTGAGTCTCAGCTCCAGGTAAAATTCGAGTCCCGCCCGACATACTGGACTTCTGTTCTTCGCAATGACGGAAGTCTGGTCGGCGGGATGATCTACACGAATTTCAGTGAATTTAATTGCGAAATCTCCGCGGTGCTTTCTGACCCGCGATGCTGCACAAAACGGATTTTGGGAGCTCTGTTTGGCTACCCATTCCATCAGTTGAATCTCCGGCGCGTCACTGCAGTCGTGCGGGCTTCAAATGTTAAATCCTCCCAGATTTGCCAACACCGCGCAGGCTTCGCGCTTGAAGGTGCACTTCGAAATTGGTTCGGTGATGAACCGGCTTTGATCTGGGGACTTTTAAAAGAGGACTGCAAATGGCTTTAATCGATAATATCCGCCGTGCTTGGGCTAGGGATGAGCCGATATACTTTACACCCCCGCCTGCGATTAAGTGGGGACAGAAAGGGTATAGGTTGGCGAAAGGCGGCTCAGCTCCTCCGCCGCCTGATCCGTATTCCGTGGCGAATGCACAAGCAGCAGCGAACCAGCAAACTGCCGCGTATCAGACCCAGCTCAATCGCTACAACGTCAGCAATCCCTTCGGCTCCGTAACCTGGAGTGGGGCTCTGCCTTCGACTACGACGACCTCAGGGGCAGCCGGAACTGTCAACGGCGGTGGGGTTGCTGCTGGTGGCGCTCCGACAAGTACAACGACTGGCGGCAACCAAACCGCCACGACGACGTATAGTCCAGAAGTCCAGGCTATTCTGGATAATTACTTCAAATCCGCCAGCGCTACCCCAATCACACTGGACCCGAATGACCCAAGCTTGACAAAGGTCAGTCTTCCGGACATCAGCCAGTTCACTGACTACAGCAATCTGCCGACAGTCGGGACTGCTGATTCGTATTATGACAAGGCGAATGGTCAAATCGACAATAACCAGTCTGATATTGACCTCGCTCGGTCCTTGACGAACCAAGCTGGCGGTTTGAGCAGCGCAGCGATGAACGGCGCACAAGCCGCGCTTACCAAGGGTCTGGATTATGGAAGCCTTGGCTCGATGCCGACCTTTGACCAGGACTATGTCAAACAGGTTTCCGACGCGTATTACAACAATCTGGCTTCACGGCTCGACCCACAGTATCAACAGTCGGAGGAGAAACTCCGTAACCAACTTGCAAACCAAGGCCTTACCCAAGGTTCGGACGCCTTCAACCAGGAGATGCAGAATTTCTTGATGGGCAAGAATGACGCCTATGATAAGGCATCTAATGACGCTATCACGCAAGGTCTTGGCGCAGCTACGAGTATGTTTAACACTCAGCTGGCTGGCCGGCAGGAAGGCGTCAACGAGATTAACAATCAGTACAACATGCCGCTGGACGCCCTGGCAAAGATCGCCGGGAACTACGGGACTTACAGTGGTGTACTGAATAACGATCTGGCGACGCAAATCGCACAACGTCAAGCTGTAGCCTCATTAGCTAATCAGTACCAACAATCCGCAATCAACAACCAGCAAAACGCTCTGGGTACTAAGATGACGGAGCTGGCTGGGGTGGAGGGCGGTTACAACCTTCAAGCCTCGGACCGCGCTCGCCAGATTCAAGAAATCTTGGCCGCGAACCAGAATAACATGGGGAATAGCACGAATCTGCTTAACCAGCTATCGACGATCAATGCGAACCTTCAACCAGGCGGTGGAGGGGCGACGACGCAGGTTGCGCAGACCCCGCTTGCGCAGTCGATTTACAGCAGCTACCAAGGCGAGATGAACAATTACAACGCGGCGCAGCAAGCGAATAACAGCGCCCTGCAAACAGGTGGTAGTGTCATCGGTGCTATTGCAATGGCGTTTTGATCATGATTGACTTTGCCCAACACGAAAAGATAGCGTTCCAGTTCTCCGGCGGGAAGGACAGCCTTGCGGCTCTTTACACCGTCAAGAAACACTGGGATCGGATGACGGTTTACTGGCTGGATACCGGGGATGCAGTACCGGAAGTGCGGGATTTCGTGCTGAAGGTCTTTGCCGAGCTGCCACATACCGCGATTGTTTGCGGAGATCAGCCAAGGCAGATTGCAACCTTCGGCTGGCCTTCCGACCTTGTCTCAGCGGAGAATACCCTGTTCGCGGCTGTTACGCAAAAGGTCAGCGGCCCGGTACTTCGCGAGCGGAGTGAGTGCTGTCAGTATTCCTTGATGCAGCCTCTCCATGCCCGTATGATTGCCGACGGTGTGACGCTGATTATTCGCGGTCAAAAGTCGTGTGACAAACGGAAATCCCCGCTCCGCAGTGGGGATCGGCAAGCCGGGATTCAGGTTTACTTCCCGATCGAAAACTGGTCAGACGAGGAAGTTGTGCAGTATCTTCGCGACATTGATGTCGGACTGCCTCCTTTCTACGACCTGCTGCGTTCTTCGCCTGATTGCTTGACTTGCACAGCTTATCTGGACGAGAATCGTAAGCAATTCCTCAAGGAACGGCATCCTGAGGCATGGCAAATAGTCCGCTTTCGGCTGAGCCTGATCAACGAAGTGGTTAAAGCAAAACAAGCTGAGCTGCAAGCTCAACTGGAGGAATGACATGCCCCTGCCGAATCTCACCGCTCTGAACTTTGACGACCCGACGCAAGAGAATCTGGATTTCCGCCGGAAGCTTCTCGGCGGCTTGCAAGTCGGTGCGTTTAACCTGCCGCAAGTCCCGATTGCTGGCCCTGGCGCAACTCAAGCCAAAGCAAATCCGTTTGTCACGCTCCTGGCCCCGATGATCCAGGCCTACGCTGCTCAAAAAGGCCTGGACAACGTCGCCTCGCAGCAGCAATCTCTGGACGACCAAAAACGCCAGACCTTGACGACGGACGCCCAGAACTACATGGACAAGATGAGTCCGCAGCCGATCGAAACTCCGCTGCAGGGTCCGACGCAGGCAGGTCCCGCGCTGACAGGAAATTCGACGTACACGCCGCCAGCTGATCCGAGACAAGCTATCCTCGACGCGATTGCTTCCAAATCGCCTGTGATGCAGCAGCTTGGCCTGAACCAGCTGACTAATATGAGCAAGCCCGACACGCCTGTGTCAGTGAAGGACCTTTTGCCTTATGCACGCGGCGGGGCGATTCCTGCCATGCTGACGAAAGGGATTACAGGATTCCAGCCGAAACCGGAATATCAGAACGTAGATGGAAGCCTATACAACGTCGGTACGGATACGCCGACGAAGGTTGTAGGGACAAACTACAGTGCGCCGTATAAGGGCGAGGATGGTAACCTGTACCAAAAAGACCTGTCCACAGGGAAGGTACAACTCCTTGACAGCTCGCCGAAAGTACAGGTCAACACCAGCGTCAACGCCGGGCAGAAAAAGGGTTTGGAGGAATACTGGACGACAGCAGCCAAGAAAGTTGACGCTCTGGGGCAATCTGCATACAACGCGCAGAATAACCTCCAGTCCATTAACGAGCTGCGTCGTTTGGAGCAAAATGGAATCTTCTCCAACAACACGACGAATGGCGCTGTAGCTTTGTCCAGTCTTGGCCAAGCGCTTGGCATTCCTGTTGATGTCAGCAAGCTTGGCAACACCGAAGCATTCAACGCCAAGGCCAACGAACTCTGGCAAGGTACCGTGTCGAAGTACGGCGGCAACCGTAACGTTACCGAGGCTGAATCCGAACAGCTGAAAAAGATCACACCGCAGGCTATGCAGTCGCCGCAAGCTCGCGCACTGCTCTACGATATCCTGGAACGTGCGAATCAGCGCTCAATCCAGCAGTATCAAAACGCGAATCAGGCGTTTGCACGGGCAACGAAAGCTGACGATCCAATGATGTTTGCGAATGAGTTCCAAAATATCTACACGCCAGCACCGAATGAACCTTCCGCTGTAACACAGCCGAAAGCTCAGGGTGTGATGAGCCTGGACGACTACATCCGCGCGAAAACTGGAGGAGGTCGATAATGCCACTGGTTCAGATGCCCGATGGGCAAACTGTCGACATGCCTGACAATCCGACACCGGAGCAGCTACAAGCACTGCAGCAAATCCATCCGGAGAAAAACTTCGGGCAAAAGGTACTGGATACAGCAGCAAACGTCGGCACGAATGTTGTGAAGGGCTTCGCGGCGCTCCCGATGCTGCTGGATAGGCTGGATATCAACAACCAGAAACAGAGCTCGAATCCGCCACCTCCGGCCGAAGATGTGCTTGGCTACGATACCGGTATCCAGCGCATGCGGCAGCAAGCTCTGCAAAGTCGTGAAGACGTGCTGAACAAGATGGAGAACTTCGGCTACAAGCCAGAAACCACAGCAGATAAGTACGTCGCAGCGGCTTCACAGGGAGCTGGCGGTGCGTTGCTTCCGAGCGGGAATATGGGCCTGCTCCCGAGGTTACTTGTCGGGGCTTCCAGCGGCGCGGGGTCAGAAGCCTCGGCTAACGCGCTTGGCGATGGCGTGCTTTCCAGGCTGCTTGGTGGATTGGCTGGCGGGTTGGGTGCATCAGCTGGGCTAAAATTCCGCCCGAACAATACCCAGGCACTTGTCAAAGACTCCCTACGTGATGCGTCACCAGCAGAGCTGGATCAGGCTATTAAAGACATGGAAGCTGCTCATGCTGCTGGCTTGTCCACGAACTTGAACCAGCACATGCCCACAGGTTCGAACTTGGATGTGTACGCAGAAAGTTTGGCGAATAGCCCTCAAGGCAAAAACGTCACGGCGAATCTTCGCGCGCAACCTCGGCAGGTGGAAATGTCTGCGGCGGATCAGCTAAATCAACTGCCTGGGGATGTGCGGCCTGAGCGTATGATCGCGAATAACGCGCAGGATGCTGCGACGGAAGCGATCAAGCAAATGCGGCAAAAGGCTCAGGCCGAATGGCAGGCCAATGCTCCGTCGACAGGTTCGAATATCCCCCCTGCAGCGGTTGCGAAGTTTGACCAGATGCTGAAGCAGATGCAGGATAAGGTACCGAATACTTCGCAGGCGGAACTGCTTTCCGATGTGCGCGATGCGCTGAAGGCTAAGGCTTCAACCGAGGTACAAACTCCATCACTGCTAGACGCGGCTGGTAATCCCATCAACCCTCCTGCCGGCAAGGAGAAATACCTCAGCGATGCGTTACAGCTTCAAGGCGCGATTGACGATGCGTTGGCCGGACAAGGTAAGCGCGCACTGAACACTCCGGGCCTGACCGGGAAGTCTCTGCGCTCGGCTCAAGAGGTTCGCGAGGCCTGGAAAGGTGTTTTGGGGGATTATGCTCCGAGTCTGCTGAAAGCCAAAGCTGCCTATCAAGCTGTCATGGATAGTGAGGTTGACCCGGCGAAGGCCGGCGCTCTTGGCTACCTTGCCCAACCGGCTGGTTCGGTTTCCGACCGTCAAGCTTCTATGGGTAGGGTGTTTTCACTCTTTGACAAGGGTACAAACCCTAACTCCCCGATGAGTGAAATCAAACAGGTCGGAACGCAAATGGCAAAAGCCGGGCAACCTGAAGCCTTCTCCGATGCGGTAAAGAGCTGGTTTGCTCGTGGGATTGATAAGGCGATCCAGACCAGCGACAACCGCACACCGGATGATGTAGCAAAAGGGCTGAGCGATTACTTCGGCTCCCTAACCACAAACACCAGCAGGATTCAAGGTGTTCGAGATATGCTGTCGACGGTTGCGAAGAATCAAGGAATGAATGACGCGGATCAGGCAAGTTATGTTCGCGGGTTTGAGAACTGGATTAAGATGGTTAATGCAGCTTCGAATCGTCCGGGAACAGTGGCTGGTACAACGGCGCAGCAGATTGGGGAAGAAGCCGCTAAAACCGCAACAGGGCATCTGGGGCACGTTAGCGTCATCACACCTTTGCGCCAGCCTGTTTTGTGGTGGGCGCGGCAGGTGGGAAAGAATTCCATGCAGGAAATGGATCGTCTTCTGTCCAGTCCTGAAGGCGCTAAAATGCTTGTCGAGATGGGTAAGAACCCTGTAATGTCCACAAAGAATGCTGTCCTGTTCAGCAACTTTGCAATCGACTCGTTGCACCGCGACTTGAATCAACAATAACCGGGGCGAGTTATAAAACAGTAACTCGGTCATGAAATAGAGAGGAATTATTATGGCTTTCGACGGAAACGGAAATTACAATCTGCCTGCCCCGTACTATCCAGCAATCCCTGGCACAACTATCGCGGCGAACGACTTTAACCAGATCATGGCGGATATTCAGTCCGCCTTGTCAATCTGCCTGACACGTGACGGGCAGCAATTGCTGCAAGGTACTTTTAACGTCAACGGGCAAAGCCTGTCGAATGTAGGTAATCTGGCGGCGCAAACCGCTGGCGCTACGGTTACAGGTAATTTTACCTTCAACGCCGGTGGAGCTGTTACCTTTGCCGGATCATTGAACGCTGTCACCCCGGCAAATGGTACAAACGACACGACTGTGCCGACTTGTGCCTGGGTCAACAACGTCGCGATGAATACGGCGCTGCCGGCGCAGAGCCTGGGTATGCTATTGTCGGATGGCGTAAATGCTTCATTTGTCAAGACATTCACATTTGCCTACAATGACAAGAAGAGTGGTAATATCGCTGCAGCAGCTACCCTCGACCTTCGAAATACAAACGCCACAGGTAATTACATCCATATCGCCGGCAGTGGGCAGAATATCTCTGCTATCACGCTGGAAACAGGCGCAGAACGCACGCTGTATTTCGAGGGTATTAACACACTGGTGTATAGCTCCCCTGGCCTACCTCTGCCTGGACAGTTGAATGTTGCAACTGCTGCTGGCGACGTGATGGTCGTACGCGGGGATTCGACAGGGCCGGTTATCGTCAGCTATCAACGCGCGAGCGGTCTGGCCCTGGTAACTACTGGCTCGGGCGGTGCTACCTCGACTGCTTCGATAACGTTGACCAATACAAGTTCCGGAGCGATAGTAGTCACCCCGGCAAATCCTGGCCTGTATGCTATCCTGCCGGATGCTACGACTTGTTCCAAAGCTAACAACCTCTTCCAGATCAGCAACAACGGAAGCTATGACTATGGGATCAAGGATAATGGAGGGAATAAGCTTGGATGGATTCGTCCCGGCCAAACAGCAATGATAGGTCTTGCAGATAAATCGACGCCAAATGGTACGTGGGGGATCAGTAATCTAACGAAGATAGGTGTTACTGCAGCATACAATAACCCTGGCCTTACCAGCGGCATGGCGGCGCAAATGCAGGTTATTAACCTTGACGCAGATAGAGACTTGTTGCTCTTTGGCGGAACAAACTGCTATGGCATTGTCTACAACAAGACCACAACGACTTGGGGGGTGGCTACTCTTATCCGCGGTGGTTTGACAAGTATCACTGGCTACTCGTATATCGGGATCAAGACCGCAGCCGATCAGGTTATGGTCTGCAGCTATGACAGTGCTGTTGGGATCGAGTCGGTTATTCTAACGACATCTGGTACCACGATTACTGTTAACAATGGAACCAAGGCTGCAACTAGCCTTGGCGGGACACTTGTATCTTTCGGGCGGCTTGTTCAAGTCGGTACTTCGTTCGTACTCAGTTATGGGCGAAATACCACAACGTCGGCTTTACGTGCAATCACAATCAGCGGCACTACTCCGACGGTCGGTGCGGAATCTGTTTTCCTCTCCACTACCACAGCTGCCCCTAACCTTTACGTCAGCGGTTCGATTGTACAGGCAGTCTCAGCCACAGCGACACTATTGACTGTTACACCTTACACCGTCAGCGGCTCGACCCTGTCAGCAGGTACATCAGCCACAGCCACTACAACCTCTGCGACCTTTCGTAGTGCGCAAATGCCCAATGGTCGATGGATTCTGCTTTATGTCAACACAGTCGCCAGCGCAGCTGTTCTATCCCTAGCCGGAACCGTCTCCTCGCTAAGTGTTGTAACATTCAGCGCATCAGGTAATAACGTCAGCGCACAAGAGCTGTTATTTATAGGCGCAAATAAGGTTGTTGTAATTTATCAGGGTTCTGGCGCTAGTGTGATGTCAGCCAATATTATAACCGACACAGCGGGGACAGCTACTGCCGGCTCCGAAGTCTCGAATTCCATGGCCAGTTCACTTAACTTTTGCCCTGTCACAGTTAATGGGAATAACGCGACTTTTGCCTTCAGCACAAGTTCCAATATTGGCGTCGCGAATTACGACTGTACAGGCAGCTCTCCTGTTTTGAGCAGTATAATATCGGCCCCGCAGTCAAGTGGTTTGACTTTAGGGTCTTCAGGAAATAACAATGTTAGAGACCCTGCCTATCCCGTTGGCGCGAATTCTGCTTATCGAGCAAACGTGCCGTATACGAGTAGCTATTCAGTACAGTTTTCTGCGGCTGCCGTACTCTTTAACCCTGTGCCACTGCTCAGTGTTAGCACTACCGTCGCTTATAGCGGCACCACAAGTGCAGATTCCTGGATCGGAGGTACACTAAATGGCGGCAGTGTCGGTATCGCGTTTTGCCACGTGGAGGTTGTATGACAAAGATTATCGTTTCCGGCGGGACCGTTTTCGGCCCTTTTAGTGAAGCTATCGATGCAGAGTCCGATCTGGATAATCTGCTTATAGGCACAGCCGCCTATCCCAAGGATAGTTGCTCTGTCGTTGAGGTCTCCCTTCCACAAGGATTTGAAGCTGATAAATATACCTTTGTAGAAGGTACGCTTATGCGAAAACCAGATTCTAGCGACGATGTACTGAACGCATGTTTACTGTATGTAGCGCAAACTTATACCGATATCGATAAGATAATCTTTGACAAGGTCGGATTTCGGGCGACGGAGTATGTGAACGCTCAAGCTGCGGCGCAGGCTTATAAAGATGCTGGATATACCGGCACGGTGTCAGAGTATATTCACGGCTATGCACAGTTCAATCCGACAGGCATCGTGCAAACAGACCAATGGGCTTGTGATCAAATCCTTTCGCAAGCTGCGGCCCTTGAAGCTGTTACACTCTCCATGCGGAATCAGCGCTTTGGCGCACAATGCCAGCTCCGTGCAGCTACAACGCTTGCCGGTCTGGAGACGGCGATAAGTGCCTGGAACCAGTTCATCAAAAATGTGAGGTCGCAGCTCGGAATTTAGCTTTAGCCGGAAGGAGAAATTGCTATGGATACTATTACGCTTATACTGACCACAAGAACCTGGAATCCGGTATCCATAGCAATTCGATGTGTGACACGCTCCCCAGCCAGTCACTGCATCATTGTCGATGGGGTATATGCGATTGAAGCTTCCCTGAGCCACTTCCATGTCATTCGCAGGTCACTGAGCGAAGCGCTTGACGGATGTAAACAGATTGCCGTATTATCATTCGAAGTTCCCAATGTCACGGCAGGCTTGGAATTCGCAAGGGCGCAGGTCGGAAAGCTCTATGACCTACAAGGAGCCTTCGGCATAGCCCTTGCGCCGGATAGAGACTGGCAAAAGCCTGACCGCTGGGAATGCTTCGAACTCGGGGCGGCTGCGGTTCAGGCAGCAGGAAGGCGACTTTTTGCTGATACTGGCCATGTCACCGGAAATGACCTTTTAAACGCTCCCCTCAAAATGTAAGGAATAAAAAATGGCTCCGGTGCATTTGACTGACGAACAAATCGAAGCAATCGCGGAAAAGGCAGCTTGCAAAGCTGTGGAGAAGATTACAGGGGCCGCTTATCAAGCAGTGGGGAAGACAGTTGTGCAGAAGTTTTTCGTCATTGTCGGTGTGATAGTGGTGACAGTGCTGATAACACTGAGACTTACGAATAAGATTTAAGTTCAAGGGGAATGACATGTTTCTGACTATTCTTTCGATGCTGAGCGGTGGGCTGATGAGGTTACTGCCGGAAGTGCTTGGGCTGCTGAATAAAAAGACCGATTACACCCATGAGCTGGAAATGATGGACAAGCAGCTTGAATTCCAGAAATGGAAAGGCCAAGACGAACGCGAGACCGTGGCCCTGCAAGGGGATATTAGCGAAACCATGGCCTTGCTCGACGCGCAGAAGGAAGCAGTGAAAGGGCAAATGCAAGTGACTGGCGTGCGGTTTGTGGATGGGATGAATTTCCTGGTCCGCCCGCTGACCACATACTATTTCCTGCTGATGTATGGCGTTTTCAAGGTAGCTACGCTGGTCACGGCTCTGCATCAATACGACGCCTGGACAGCGATTATTTGCTGCTGGACGGCAGATGATGCTACAATGCTCAGCGGCATCCTGGCCTTTTGGTTTGTCGGTCGGGTCTTCGACAAGAAGCAATGAACAGCGTCCTCGACGATGCCGTAGCCTTCGTCCAATCGCGGGAAGGCTGCCGGCTTAAAGCCTATCAAGACATCGTCGGTGTTTGGACGATAGGGTATGGGGAGACGCTTGGCGTGCATGAGGGGATGGAATGGACGGCGGAGTATGCCGTCTCACGTCTCCGTCTCCGTGTGGCGCGGTTTATGGCCGCAGTACAGAAATACTGCCCCACACTCTCCAATCGGCCTAACAGCCTAGTGGCTGCTACTTCATTGGCCTACAATATCGGTGTCGGGGCGTTTCGAGCTTCAAGCGTATGCCGCCTATCCAATCGTAGGGAGTGGCAACGCGCGGCGGATTCGTTCCTTCTTTGGAACAAGGCTAAAGGGCGGGTTGTGGCTGGCCTTGACCATCGACGTCGTCTGGAACGTCAGCTTTTTCTAACCCCCTAGGCCATAGGTAGTCAATACCTTTCATCTTCCCCATCACCAGCTGTCCGGTTTTGATACATCCGGCAAGGACATCCTCGAAGTCCCTATTCTTCGGGAAATACTGGTGTACGAACCGATACACTTCTGCGTAAGGTGCTCCACCGCGCTTTTTGACATAATCAAGTAGCCGGTCAGTATACACACTGGCATCGGATTTACCGATCTTTGAAAAGACCATTGCCATGTCAGGCTCAAGATCGGTAAGCATGGTGTGGGCGAGGCTGAGATGTTCACTGGTGATTGAGCGCTCTGCTCCCATTGAAGCGGCAAGGACAATAGCCAACTTGTGCAGGTGTGTTTGCTTTCTCGCAATGTATCCTCCGAAACGGTCGTCGTCAAGATTAAGCGGTCGAGTAGCATACAGTTCTCTATACCAAGATTCTCCCCAACGTATTGCATCAGCAGATAGTCTATACTCTCCTGTAATACTTGCGATATCGCAGAGGTCATCGACGAGTCTGTCAGCTTGGGCTGCCATGTTCTTTGGAACTTCCAGTCCTGGGTAAGCCACATATTTAGCCTTTTGTTCTGCATAGACGAATACGCAGCGGGAAGTGAAGCCGCCGCCGATCATGTATTCGGGGAAATTGCCTGCGATCCAAGAAGGTGTGGTACAGGCGATAAGGTTAATCCAGGGATTGACAATGGTATCGTCGCCAGAATGCTTGGTTTTCTTTTCCGTTTTACCTTCCTTGCCGTCCCACAAGCTGACAAGAAAATCCACCATGTCTTTATCGTGCGGGTTGAGCAGGTTGCCGAATTCGGATGACTCAAGTGTGAGAGGGGACATCGGAATATACTCGCCGTTGAGGTCGTACATTTCAGCAGCTTCGCTAAAAGCCGTAACCAGAGCTTGCATGGTCACAATGTCCGGGCCGAACTTCACGCCTGGGACACGTTTCAGCAAGTTCATCCCGATTGACGCGGTTGTGGACTTGGATACGATCCCAGGTGGGGCTACCAGCACGATATAGAAATTCGGATACCAGCGGAAATATGCTTGGTCAATCCAAACCTTTCGACGGAGGCACCCGGCAATCGTGGAAACAGCTGTCCAGAAATGCATATGCTTGGGTGCCTCCGCGAAGGAGGCATAATCCATGAAGGCGGTAATCCAATCGTCGAAGTGACGTGACACTTAATTCCCCTCAGTCGCAATCGCCCCAAGATTTTTCGCTAGTCTTGACGCCTACTGGAATGATGCAAGGGTCGTCATAGGGCAGTACTATTTCCGCTGACTTCACAATCCGATCAACGGCAGATTGGCCCAAGTATGTAGGAAACTGACCGGCAAGGCTATCGTGAACCTGGAGTAGGACTTGGATGTCAGGGTGATTACGATAGATATTCACATAGGCACGGTTGATCAGACAGGCCACTGTGGATTGCGGTATCCAGGCCACAGCTTGGTTGAAGATCGTGCCTTCAATCCGGTCGAAGAAGTAGCAGCGATAGCCAAAGATATTTTGAACCATCTTGCGTTTTATCACCTGATCTTTAAGCTCATCTTGCCACTTCTTGAGGTTCGGGAATTTGCCGTAGTACCACTTTTGAACCTTGTCGATTTCATGCACAAGCAAGCCAAGGCGTTCGGCCAAGCCCTTGGCCGTCCCGAGGTAATTGGTGCCGTGGCAAAGAGACTTGAATGTCGTGTACTGCGGATCGTTCTTGGTCATATTCGGGTTCTTGTAATACTCCTTCATAACCTCGACATAGACCTTCTTCCCTTCCGCCAGCATATCCTTCATTTCCTGGATTTCCGCCTCCCAGGCAACGATCCTCAAGTCCGCGCTGTCGAGGTCGATATCAAAGAAGGTGAATCCAGGGTCTGGCTCAAAGAGACTTCGCACGTTAGGGAGTTCAAGTCCGTCTCCGAACTCGCCACCTTTAGGGATATTTTGAAGATTGAGGCCGCTTCCAAATGCATTGGCAGAGGAAGAAAAGCGATATGTTTCAGTACCAGCGATATTGAATGAGCATCGCATACGTCCGTCAGTATCGAGAGGAGCGTTGATAAACGTGCTGAGGAACACTCCAAGTGATCGAAGCTCCTGTATCTTTCGAACCACACCGGAAAGGAGAGGCTCTCGCTCGGCAATCTTTCGCAGAGCTTCGTCATCACAAGATATTGTGCCAGTTTTTCGATTGAGTATAGGTTTTTGCTTGAGTTGCCCATAGAATAGGTCCTTCATCTGAACCGGGGATTTGATGTTGAGTTCCTGGCCAAGGACATCATAGAGCCATTTGTTGCGCTTGTCGATTTCTTCGAAGAGTTCGCCAGCAAAGCGGGCACGGCGTTCTTTATTGACGCGAACGCCGGTGTTCATGGACTGGACAACCGGCCAGAAGAGTTCTTGTTGGAAATCATGGATGGTGGGAAGCTGCGGCCATCCACGTGTGAGGGATTCACGAACGGAGGCTTCGACTTCATCGACCTCGTAAGTGATGACAGCGTCCTTGCAGTTATATCCCCAATACTGGTCTTCGTTGTGCTTCTTCGGGTCCCATTCCTTGCCTTCGTCTTTCCAGTAGGTGTGATAGGCGCAGTACATAGAAGAGAGATAGTCGAGGCCCTTGTTTACGTTGGCGAACATGACATGCTGGGCAAGCATGGTATCCCGGCGGAGATTAGGGAGATACATCAGCCACCGCCAGAAATACTGCATGTCGTAGGAGAAGTTCTGCCCGACGACTTCAACAGCCTTGTGTAACATGAGCTGGCGGAGAAGGGATAAGATATCGTATTCTTCGTCAAAGCTCCAATAGCCATCAGGCCGCTCAATACACATCAAGGGAATGCATATAGCTTCGAGCTTGTTCCAGGCAACCCCGATACAGGCAATATGCCCGGCACGAGTTTCGAGGTCGACAGAGAGCTTGAGCATCCCACTCCCCACGCGTCGGTCGGCTTCGTTTAGCAGCTGACGCAAGACGGAAGTCGCCGTGCCAAAATCCGGTCGAATTATGAAGTTATAACTCGGTCGATTAATTTCCCTAAAACCGCTTTCAACTTTCGCCCGACGAAGATCATGGATTGCTGTAGGTCTCCAAGACCATTGACGCAAGATGGCTGCAGGATGATAGACAGGCACAACTTTCGGCTTGTATCCCAAGGCCAAGTCCAGGTCACACTCAAGCACGGACCCTCGCCAGGAAGTAATGCCCCAGTTACCCGTGAGTGCCCACAGCGACACGTTGCCGAAAGCAATGATAACGTTGGGCTGACAGAGTTCGATTTCCCGCTTGAGAAGATCGATTCCGTCCCGCACACAGGGCAGGACCATTTTACTCCGGACTTTAACATGTTGTGCAGTAACGTCCGATTTTTTTGTTGGGATAAAGTATTCAATGTTATTCTCCGGAGGTCTGATCCGAACGACGTTGGTGACGAAGCATTGAGAACGCATGAGTCCTGCATCTTGGAGCATGCGATTGAGTTCCTGGCCGGAAGTGCCAACAAACGGCTCTCCACGAAGGGCTTCAGTCTCGCCAGGAGCTTCGCCGACAAGCATGACATGGGCAGGGCAAGGGCCGGTTGGTCGGGTCATTCTTTCTCCTTGGGTAAGGTTCTTGGTATCTGATTCTGGGGGATATGCTCTTGGAAATCAGAATCAAGCCAGACACAGAACAGGGCACAGCATACTGCATGAGCAAGATGGTGAATACCTGTTTCAGGATCAGTCTTCTCCCCACTCCACCAAGATTCGATATGCCGCATCATAGCGTCGTAGTAGCGCTGACGAGCGTTAGGCACCTGCTTCCAGTTGTCTGGAGCGTATTTCTGTGCCCCGAATTCCAGCACACGAAGTACCTGTTGCAATGCACCCTTCGGGAACAACGACCAGCGCTCCTTGCCGATATCGAATTTCTTACCTTCGCTCATGATAGCTCCTGTATCCGCTTCAGTCCCATCCCATAATACTCTGGATTCATTTCCAGTCCAGTCGCTGATACCTTAAAGGTGTGCGCTGCAGGAAAAATCGTACCCGACCCCGAGAAACAGTCCAGTACCTTATCACCCGCACGTACCGACCGCATGAGTAGGTCTTTATATAGCTCAACCGGCTTTTGCGCTCCGTGCGACATATTCTCATCTGCTTTACACGGTATGACATCCGGGTAAATGTGAGTAACTGTCTTGTCTCCTTTGATGGCGTAAAGGAGGATTTCATACTGCCGACGCGGGCCTTTGTCAGGTAACGGGACGCGGCCTGAGTTGATCTTGTGAACAATAAACGGCGTGCGGAATACATACCACCCAGCCTTTCTCATCATGTCTCGGAGTTCGTGGAAGCGGTCCATGTCGCAGAAAACGTAAGCGTGCGCTTGGGTTTTGGCAACTTGATAGGCGAGGGGGCACCATTTGGACATAAGGTCTCGCCACGACTCCGGACTGTCATCGTAGTGGTGCTCGATGCCAGACATGCGGCCAGCGCCATCGCCGAAATTATCAGCGCCCATACCATAAGGAGGGTCGGTAAGGATGACGTCGAATTGTGATCGATTCTCTTCGAGGGCCATCCAATCAAGGCAATTGACGTTGTAAGCCCGATGATAACTAGAATTAAAACTAGCGCCAACAGCTGCAGCGAGTTGCTCATTTTTCTTCCTTTCTTCCTCTCGTTTGAGGAGCTTGAAAGCTTCGTCGACGTTCTTGGCCTTGGCTACAGCAGGGTTGGTAGCGATGTGTTGGGCGACCAAGATTTCCTTACGGGCGAGGTCATGATAAGCGCCATCATCCCGGCCGTAGACTTCCTTGGCTGTATCGGCGACGGTGTGTGTTCTGTGTAGCCCAGCCGGCAAACCATCTGCCGGCTCTTTCCCTTCCAGTACAGCCTTGATGGAATCTGTGGTTGCCTTAGCCGCTTGCTTGCCACGAAGAGAATGAAGTCTCGCCACCGCCGCAGCATGTTCCTGCCATGTCAGGTCCTTCCGCTTGATATTCTCGTCAAGCTCCGCCTCTTCGGCTTCCAGCTCCGACAGCTCGCCTAGACTCACATACGGGACCTTGCCTTCCGGAATTTCCTTCCCATCGAAGCGTAGAACCCCGCCCAGTGCCCAAAGGTCCTTGATGCACTTTATCCGCGTTTCCCCGGCAACTAATACTTTCTGATCCAGGTAATCCCGCAGTACAGGCGCATGCAGCAGCCCGTTCGTTGCTATACTTTCCCGGATTTCATCGCACTTGACAGGATCAAATTCCTGCCGCTGACGGTTTTCCAGGATTACAATATCGTCTACATCTATCAGTCTTGCCATTTGATTATCCGATCGAGTTTGGATTGAGCAATGCCAGCTTTGACCCCTAACCACAATGCCCATGCGGCGCACGAAATGGCACCGCCATGGCGTTTTTTCCATGCGGTTGATATGCGGATATGGAGGAGATAAAGCTCGCGGCGATTGCGCGATGTGCTTTAGGAAGAGATTTAGCTTGGTTCACGGTCAAATGACTTTCGTGACAGTAAAAACGGCGACCGAAGCCGCCGCCAGGGGTGAAACGAATTGGGGTTATAACTTGCCGTAACGTTGTTGGTATGTCTGGCCATGACGGAGACCAACAAGGCCAAATTCAGCTTTTTGCGCGAGCTTGTTACCGAGGCCGTCGTTGGATACGCCAGCTAAAGCTCTTGCGCGACGAGCACGGCGGTTTTTGAGCTTGGCTTTCGGACCTTGTTGAGCGGGTCGTGGGCTAAAATCGAACCTTGTTCCGATGTTTTGCATACCTGCCAAGGCCATAAGCGATGCGAAAGCGAATTTACTTCTCATTTTGAATCCTCCACTAAGTAATGGTTGGTTTAAAGGTCCAGGGCACTTACGCGGCCCTGGTTACGCTTGTACCGGCGGGTCTCAGCCTTCCCGGACGTTACACCCGCCGACAGAAGACTTTACAGCTTGGCGACAGCCTTGACTTCCGCATAGACGTCCACACCGTTATCCGCCGGGCGGTGGTTGACGCTGACCTTGGCCATCTGACCAGGCAGCATGTTGAAGGCGAACGGCTGGCCGGGATTGTTCAGACCAACAGCTTCGCGCAGACGGCCCAGGCCGATGTTTTTGCCCTTGCCCATGTCCAGGCCCTTGCCATCTTCGGTCAGGTCCAGCATGATGCCTTGTTTCACGGTAACCTTGTCGCGTTGGCAGGTATCCTTGACGCCTTGGTCTTGGATTTCCCATTGCACGTCAAGGGCGACGCCGGACTTGGTGAGGTCATTCTTGCCAGTCCAAGGGCGGACGTCGATCTTGCTGATCTGGGCTTGGAATTCGCCGATGGGGCAAGGTATCAGTGTGGTGTCGAGTTGGCCTTCAACGGTGGCATCTAGGAATGCTTGGGGATCGAAAATTCCGGTCATGAGAAGTTCTCCAAAGAGTTAAATGTAAAGAGCATATGCCACTGTCCAAACAAACCCGCTTTGCAGCCACTGGCGAACCGTTATGCGGTGAAACAATAGATTGATACTAGGCAATACAGGTGTCAACTACTCCGAGGTAAGTCTTAATCGTCGGGGTCGATGCCGGCGAGACGGCAGAACCAAAGATACTGGCCTTGAGACATACGGGCGTGGATACCGTATTCTCTCCACGCGGCTTCGACTTGGCCAAGGAAATCCAGGCCGCGTGGGTCTTCGGTGTCGCGGATGGCTTGGCGGAGATGGAGTTCGAAGGCGTCGCCATCGTTGTCGAACCAGTGCTTGATGGTGCTCACTGGACCTTCCCCCCGCCGGCTCCCTTTTCCATCTCCTCGCGGATATTGAAGGCTCTGACAGCTTGATTCAGCAAGTTGAGTGTTGTCTGGCCGTAGTACTTCTTGCCGTCTGCGCTGGTGATTTCGATGCACACGCTAGAAGCTCCGCTTTGGCAGCCAAGTGATAGTCTAGCTATCGCTGTTACCGCGCCCAATGACGTTGCTTCTGGAAAAGCACCATCCCCGTCCATTATGAGTGCCAAAGGTATCATACTAGTTTTCCTCCACGTTTAACCCATTTCTCCACGATCTGTCGGAAATCCGGGGCCAGTTTCTGTTGAAATGGTAGATTCCGGCCCTTGACATCCGCTTGCGGCGAGCCTGTGTCCCAGTACCAGTTCGTCCCTTCCCGCACGGTCAACACGACATCGCTGAACATTGACGGGAGCTTCGGAGCCAAGGCCTTGCCCAAA